GTAGTAAGCATCTTTGATGATATCTACAAGGCAATCCCTGCCCAAGTAGTAGACAAGGATGATATGGTTATCTTCTGCGGTATGGACACTTTTAGGACCTATACCGTTAAGTTGAAGACTTCTAACTTGTTCCATTACAAGTACGATGAGGCTGCAAATGGTCAGTTCTTCCTCCCAGGTACTAACGTTCGTGTAATCGCAGTACAAGGGTTGAATGGTACAGGTGACATCGTTGCTGCAAGGATTTCTAACTTCTTCATCGGTACAGACCTTTTGAACGAAGAGGAAAGATTTGAAATCTTCTACGCTAAGGAAGCAGACCAAGTTCGTTTTGTTTCTGAGTTCAAAATGGGAATCAACTTTGCTTTCCCTGATGAGATTGTTAAGTTCTTCGTCTAAATAATCATTGTAGGTAAGGGGTGGATTTCCATCCCTTGCCTTCATTATAAAATTTATAATTATGCCGTGTGCTTTAACTCAAGGATATGTATTGGACTGTAAAGAGTCCATTGGTGGCATCAAAGCGGTTTGGTTCATTCCATTCGGTGATGTTACTACGATAACAGAGGCATCAGGCGTTGTTACTACTATCACTAAGTCAGCAGGAAAGGTGTTCTACAAGTACCAACTTGTAAAGCAAACCTCTTCACTTACTGAGAATATCACTGCCTCCGTTGAGAATGGCACTGTGTTCTATGCTCAAGAATTATCAATCATCCTCAATAAACTTCAAGCAAGTACAAGAAATGAGATTTTGCTTCTTGCAAAAAACAATCTCCTTGCAGTGGTTCAGGATGGTAACGATAAATATTGGTTGCTTGGTAAGGTTAATGGTGCTGATTTGACTGGTGGTAATGGTGCGACTGGTGCTGCTTTTGGAGATAGGAATGGTTATACGTTGACCTTTACTGGCAATGAACCTGCACTTGCTCCCGAGGTTTCAAGTTCAATAATTGCAGGTCTTACTGCGTAAATAGGAAGGTTTAGAATTGAGTAAGGGCATCCATATCGGATGCCTTTCTTTTTGGGTAAAAGTGAAGGGATTATCTATTTAGACATAATGATACAACTCACACAAGGAGCAACGGAGTTCATTTACCTAACATTAACGGAGAAGCAGACACTTGCCTCACCTAATTACTTGTTCCGTTTTGTCAATAGGACCACACGAGATGAGGTTGCTTTTGTTCTTTTGTTTGCTCTTGATGTATCACCTTTCAAGGATAGGTATAACAAGTTCAGCATCAAAGTACCTAAATACTTTGGATTGGGTAATGTAGGGGAGTGGTTGTACTTTGTCTATGAGCAATCAAGTGCTTACAATGTAGACTATACCCAAGCAACGGGATTGCTTGAAGAGGGAATAATGAAACTGTCACCATCAACCACATTTGAGTACACACAACACGAGGTTGACAATACATATATAACAAGATGAATGATTTAGTAATATTAAACTTTCAAGAGGCAAGGCAACCCGAATATCGGGAGAAGAGGGGCAAAGGGTACATTGAGTTCGGTGAAAAGAACGATTACCCTAACTATCTTTTATCACTTTACAATAAAAGTGCAAAGCATAATGCTATTGTTAAAGGCAAGGTTAATTACATCATCGGAAACGGATGGAAGAGTGATGAGATAGACCCTATTGCGGACCAATTCATTGCTCAACCTAATCAGTTTGAATCGTTAAACGATTTGACAAGGAAGGTATCTATTGACATAGAAATCTTTGGAGGTGCTTATCTTGAAGTGATTTGGTCCGTAACGGGTGGGCAGTTAACTGATGTATTGCACATTGATTATACCAAAATTAGGTCCAACACGGATAATACGCAGTTTTGGTATAAAAAAGACTGGAATGAGAGAAAGGATGAGTTAATCCCTATGATGGCATTCAACACGAAGGTCAGACAAGGGAAGCAGATACTTTACATTAAGGAATATAGACCAGGTTTAGATACTTATGCTTTGCCTGGTTATATGGGTGCATTGAACTATATTGAATCTGATATAGAAGTCAGCAGACACGTTCTTGGCAATGCCCAAACGGGTTTCAGTGCATCCAAACTTATTACCCTTCCCAATGGGGAACCTTCACCCGATGAGAAGAGAAACATTGAAAGAAGGTTTACAGATAGATTTAGTGGTAGTGATGGAAAGAAATTTATCTTATCCTTTACCACTGACCCTGCAAGAAAACCAATTATTGAGGACCTCGGTGCAAGTGATATTACTAAAGAGGACTTTACAAGGGTTGACTTAATTATTCAGAATAATCTTTTCGCAGGTCATCAAATCACATCACCAAGTCTTTTCGGTATTGCCGAACCTGGTCAGTTGGGAAGCAGAACACAGATAAGGGATTCTTATGAGATATTTAAGAACACTTATGTAAATGATAAACAACAGTTCCTTGAATCATTATTTAATCAACTTGCTACCTTAAAGGGTGCGACTTCTGAGATAACGATTGTACCTGTTGAACCTATTGGATTTGAATTAAGTGAACAAGCACTTTTACAGATTGCTCCTAAAGAGTGGTTATTGGAGAAGGCAGGAATTGATATTTCTAAATATCAACCGACTGCTGCAACTCAACCAAGTATTAATCAAGAACAAGTTGAGGTAAACGATAATTTGAAGAACCTAAGCGGTAGGCAATACCAACACTTGATGCGAGTAATTAGGCAATTCTCACAGGGTAAGATATCCAAAGAGATTGCAGTAACTATGCTCAAATCGGGTCTTGGAATGACCGACAATGAGGTTAATGCTATGCTCGGCATAGATGATGACCCAATGACAGAGGACTTCAGTTTTTCTGCATTGGATGAGGACACTGTTATAGGCTTATTTAGAGAGGTTGGCGAACCGAAGGCAGATTATAACATAATTCAATCAAAGGCGGTTTTTAGTAGTCGGGATGCGTTTGCGGAGGGTGATTTGATAGACAAGACACTTGATAAGCAAATCCTTGCCTTGATTGACAAGGATAGGAAGATAAGCATTGATGACATTGCAAGTGCGGTAAGGAGAACAAGAGAGGTGGTGCAAGGTAGATTAAGTTACTTAGTTGAATCGGGTGCAATTAATTATGACCCTAAGATTGAGGAAAGAAAACTTACGAAACCTTTGAGCAAGTTGGTTGATGATATGGATATAACAACCTTTGAGGTAAAGTATTCTTACGAATGGAAACCGATTGTACCAAGTTCGCAAAGAGATACTCCTGCACATCCTTCAAGGACATTTTGCAGAAAGTTAATATCAGAGGACAGACTTTGGAGTAGAAGCGGAATAGAGTTACTTAGTGCAAGACTTGGTTACTCGGTTTTTGATAGAGGCGGTGGTTGGTGGGGAGATTCACCCTCTTGCAGACACGAATGGAGAAGGAATGTAGTAGTTAAAAAGAAAAAATAATGAGCAGGAATATACTTTTTATTTCAGTTGATACGATAAAGGACAGAACAGGTTTGCACGTTAACGTAGACCCTAAGTTGGTGTTTCCTGATATCCTTTATGCCCAAGATGCATACATTCTCCCTGCACTTGGAACTGCATTGTATGAGAAGTTACAAACGGGTATTGAGTGCGGTGATTTGAATTGTGATGAGGAAACTTTGCTAAATACATACATAACACCTTGTCTTGTTTACTATGTTATGAGTGAACTCCCAATGGCATTGTCATACCAATTCTACAATAAAGGTGTGGTAAGGAAGTCGGGGGATAATCAAACCGAACCGAGTGCATCAGAGTTGGCAGATGTTGCCAATCGTTATGGAGCAAGAGCAGAGTTTTACAAGCAAAGGTTAATTAAGTTCTTGAAACAAGAATCTCAAGCAAGTGCTAAATATCCCGAGTACATAAACCCTGGCACTGGAGTAGATACAATCGTTCCCGATAATGATGCATACACCACTACAATTTGGTTGGGGGATTATGACTGCGGTAGGTACAAAACATTTGAAGAAAAATATCAAGGAGATATAAATCGTTGTTGTGGCGAATAAAACATACACTAAAAAGAACCAAGAGAAACTTCGTGTTTACCTTGAAAAAATAAAAAAGGATGACCCTAAACCAAATCATAAAGACAATAGAGGACTTGGGAAATGCCCATCAACAAATCAAGACAACCTTTTACGGCAACGCTTTTGATTTCTTGAGCAAGGGTACGGACAATGTCTATCCTGCTTTATTCTTTGACCTAACGGGTGCATCCATCAATGGCAAGAGTTCAACTATCAACTTCACCATGTTTTTTTGCGATAGGGTACTCCCCGAGCAATCAAATGAGCAAGAGGTTCTATCGGACCAATTACTCACTGCTCAAGACATAATTGCTCAGTTACACTTTAATGAGTTTGACTTTGTGCTTCAAGATTCGGTAACTCTTGACTTCTTTACAGAGGACACACCCGAATACTTAGCAGGAGTTAGTGCAACTATTGCACTTGACTTACCATACTTACAGAATAGGTGCGAAGTTCCAACAGACTACACTTATCCATCATAAATCTATTTAAAGAAAAAGAAAATGGCATCAGATTTTAGACCAGGGAAACTTGATATCCAAATGTGGAGGAATGACACATGGCAGCAGGTGTTTACTCTTTTGGCAGATACTACACCAATCAGTTTGCTTGGTGCAACAGTTTATATTCAGGTCCGTAAAGGATGCGGAGGTACTCTTGCCCTTAGTTTGACTAATGGAAGCGGTGTAACTATCGGAGGTGTAAACAATAATCAAATCACAGTTAACAAGTTGGTTGATATTGCCAAAGGTAATTATGTGTGGGATATGCAGGTAACTTTTACCACTGGTGTTGTTAAGACTTATTTAGAAGGTGATTTTATTGTTTATGATGATGTAACTAAACCATAGAAGATGAGCATTGATGTAAATGTAACGAATGATTTAGTCATTGTAACGGAGAGCAGTGAGGATATAGTGGTTAACGTAAGCAACGCAGCAGGTCCACAAGGTCCTGCGGGTGCTGCGGGTCAAGGTGTTCCCGTTGGTGGAACTACGGGTCAAGTATTAAAGAAGTCAAGTGGAACGAATTACGATACCTTTTGGTCGGCAGATAATGCAGGTGTTCCATATAGCGGTGCAACGGGTGATGTTGATTTAGGTGGCAATGATTTGAAAGCAGGTTCAGTATTTTTAGAAGGTGCTTCTGGAGCAGGTGGTGCATTAAGAATAAAACAGTTTGCGAGTTCTGCTGCAAACTTAGATGGTTATTCTACAATAAGCACTTTAAATACAGGAGTATTTTATTTTACATCTGCTACTACTTCACCAAACTTTAAAAACTTTGTCTTAAACCCAAGTGGTTTAACTGATAATACTCTTAGGACATATACCTTGCCAAACCTTAGTGGTACATTGGCATTGTTGAGTGATATTACACCTGGTCTTACTTCCGTTGGACTTTCCATGCCTTCAGCATTTGCGGTTAGTAATTCACCTTTAACGAGCAATGGAACACTTGCAGTTACAGGTGCAGGAACTGCGTCACAATATGTCAGAGGTGATGGTCAACTTGCTAACTTCCCTACAAATGGCGGTGGCGGTTCATCGGTTAATTATTATCTAAATGGTTCTATAACGCAAGGAACATTTGGTGGTGAGACTTACTATGAAATGAGTAAGACGCCTGTACTTGGTGCAGGAACAGACTTTACAAGGACAAACGCACAAGGAGATGGGTATATCGCATCGTTTATAACTGATGCAGGAGACCCATCACTTTTGAACATACCTGGAGGAAATTGGAACTTAGAGTTTTATTTTGAATCAAGTGCATCTGGCGGTAGTCCTCAATTTTATGGAGAGGTTTACAAGGTTGATGCATCAAATAATTTTACTCTTGTTGCAAGTGGTTCAACGAATCCTGAAGGGATAACAAATGGCACAATAGTTGACCAATACTTTACTTCTATTCCCGTTCCTCAAACATCATTGCTTGTTACAGATAGGTTAGCAATTAGGATTTATGTAATTACAAGCGGTAGAACAATAACACTACACACAGAGGATGGAAATCTTTGTGAGGTTCTTACAACCTTCTCAACGGGATTAAATGCTCTTAATGGACTGACTGCTCAAGTGCAATACTTTGCAACGGGTACAAGCGGAACAGACTTTGCGATTAGTTCAGCAACAGACACACATACATTTAACCTTCCAACTGCTTCAGCAACCAATAGAGGTGCATTGAGTAGTGCTGATTGGTCAACTTTTAGCGGTAAGGTTGGCGGTAGCGGTGCAACAAACTTCTTGCCTAAATGGACAAGTGGTAGTGCGTTGGGAAATAGTGCGATTTATGATAATGGTGGAAATATAGGAATAGGGACTACTACGGCAAGTTCTAAATTATATGTAGTAGGTGATGCAACTTTTTTTAATGCTACTAATAATGTTGGATTTTCTTTAATATCGGGCACAAGTGCATACTCTACATATGTGCATTTTGCAACTGGTTCATTAAGGATTTACTCAACTTTTGCTGGAGTGGATACGATTTCTTTAACCTCTGCTGGCAACCTACTTATAGGCACAACAACCGATGGCGGTCAGCGTTTGCAGGTGCAGGGTGATGCGTACATCAAAGGGAGTGGAGCAACGAGTGCAACAAATGGATTCACGATACAAAATAGTGCATCAACTGAATTAGTAAGAGTTGATAATTCGGGACAAGCATTTTTTAGCAATAGGATTGCGGTTAATAGAATACAAGTAACATCAACTGCAAACCAATTAGAGTTAGTTGGTGGAATAGGTGGTGCAACGGGTGGAACGGGTATTCAGTTAGGTCAATTTACAAATGCTACAAACACATCGGGAACATTTGATAGAGTGTTGGCAGCAGGTTCGTTTTTACCTACAAGTGGAACGGGGTTATTTAATGGTATTCAGATTTCAGCATCCATCAACCAAACAGGCGGTGCTAACGGAATCACTCGTGGTTTGTACGTTAATCCCACCTTAACCGCTGCTGCTGATTGGCGGTCAATTGAATGGAGTAACAATACCGGTTGGGGATTGTATGGGGCAGGGACTGCTGACAATTACCTTGCTGGGAAATTACTTATTGGAACTACAACAGTCAGCACCTTTGCTCTTGATGTCAACGGAACTGCGAGGGTTAGCGGAGCAGCAACATTCTCAAGTAGTGTAACGGCAACATCATTCATAAAGAGTGGTGGTACATCAGCACAGATACTTGCTGCTGATGGTTCAGTTATAACGGCAGGGACAAACATAACAATTAGCGGAGGTACTATAAGTTCAAGCGGTGGCGGTGGTGGTTCAATGGCAATTGGCGGAAGCATTACATCTGCAACGGCAGGAAGTGTTTTATTCGCAGGAACAAGTGGAGTTCTTGCTCAAAAAAATGCAAATTTCTTTTGGGATAATACAAATAATAGGCTTGGTATTGGCACGACTGCACCAGCAACTGGATTGCAAGTTAATGGTCAAATAACAATTAACACAACAGGTATTGCTGGACAAAGTGCATTTATTTCTACAAATAAACCAGCAATTTCAAATGGCAACAATATTTTTATTGGCAATGGAGGTTCTGCATTAACTGCCGCTGGTTCAACACAAGCTGCTGGTTTAACTGGGGTAGGTTTTCAATGTTTACAAAATAATACTACTGGAGAGAGTGCTACTGCCGTTGGTTTTCAATCAATGACATCGAACACAACTGGAAATAATAATAGTGCATTTGGTGTTGGTGCTATGTATTCTAATACTACTGGACAACAAAATACTGCTTTAGGATTTAATACATTAAATGCAAATATTAGCGGAAATTATAATGTAGCAATCGGTAATGAAGCATTAAAAGGTGGCACTGCTAATAGTGAAAACGTAATGATTGGTTGGAGAAATGGTTATGTAACAACTACTGGAGCATATAATACAGGTGTTGGTTCAAATGCATTATTAGGTATTACATCAGGACAATTAAATGTAGGATTTGGATGGAGAGCAGCACAAAGTGTTACTTCGGGGAATTATAATTGTGCATTTGGTGGTCAAGCATTAAATGCCACAACTGGCTCAAATAATCATGCTTTTGGATTTTCTGCTGGTCAAAACAATACAACTGGCTCAAATAATATTTTTATTGGATTTCAAACAAATGGTGTTGCTGCAACTGATTCCAACAGAACATTTATCGGTAATTCATCTACAACTTCGACTTGGTTAGGTGGAAACTTGCTTTTGGGTAGTACAACAGATGGAGGACAAAGATTACAGGTCACTGGAGATACAAAACTTTCTGGTAGAGTTAAATTTACTCCTCAAGCAACACCCTCAACTCCTGCTGCTGGTGATGTATACTATGATTCAACAACAAATAAATTAAGGTGCTACAATGGCACAATTTGGAATGATTTATTTTAAAATTAAACAAATATAAAAATGGCAAAAAAAATCCAACCCCAACAAGTTTGGGTAAATGGCGAAAGCAAACAAGCGGAGTATTTTCAAGTTACTTGCATCAATGACAATTACGAAAATTCAGCAACGAATTATTGGCAGTTGTTCACCAAGAACGTAGATGCTGAAGGTGTTGAATCAATTGGGGAGCAAGTTGCTCAATCAAATCTGACCATTGATGGTGCGGATTATGTTGCATGGGGAGACCAACCTGCAATGGCAATCAATGCTTGGATTTATCAATGGAGTGCAGATAAATTAAATTTAGTAATTTTACCATAAAATAAATACTATGACACTATTAGAAATGAAAGGTGCTGCTTATGACTGTCTCGCTCAGATAGAGTACTTGCAAAAGCAATTGCAAGAAATCAACCAAAAGATTGCAGAAGAACTCCAAAAAGAGAAAAACGAAAATGGATAAAAAAATTAGTGCATTACCGATTTCATTTGAGCAGTTCAGCAAAGACCCCGTAAAAGGTTTTCTGTTCATTACACTTATTGCAATTGGTTACTTGTATGTAGACCAAAAGATGCAATATACCGAGCAGATTGAACGGCAAGGAAGCAAGATAGAAAAGTTAGAAGCAAAGATTGATGCTCTTGGGATTCAACTCAAGAGGTCTGATTCATTGCTCTCTGCTACAACATCTAAAATCTTAGTCCTTCAAGAACTTGGGAAAATCAAATGAAACGATTAATTGTATTACTATTTATCTCATCATGTGCCAACCCTGTCAAAGAGGAGAAAATCCTTTTTGATGGGGTTGATACTATCCTTATGCAATCAAGGGAACACATTGACACTATTGTAAAGTTCCTCCCAAAAGTTGACAAGCATATTGAGAAAGCAGAGAAGCAAGTATTGCTAAACGTATTAAGCATAAAATTGCAAAATGCTAAACTCAAAGAGGATGCAAAAATAGTCAAGACTATTACCATTAGGGATACCATTATCATCAAGGAAAAGACAAACTTTTGGGGCAGAAAGAAAACTTCTACGGATTCCATATCATCAATTGACTCAACTGAAAATCAATGAAACAATTTTTTTGCGAAGAAAACGGCAGACTATCAATGAAGCGACTTTGCGGTTTTACTTGCGTTGTAATCATCTGTGTTACAATGTACCACAATTCATTCTACGAAACCGAACCATCAGAGGCATTGGTTTACTCTGTTTCTGCTCTTGCATTTGGTTGCTTGGGTTTAACTTCAGCAGAGAAAATATTTAAGAAGGATGAGAACAAAGATTAGTCTTTTACTATTACTACTTGTTGGGTGCAACCCTGTTAAGCAGGTTTTGCGTGACCAAGATAAACTTGAAGAAGTCGCAAAGGTTGTGGTTAAAGGGGGGTGGTGTGCGAATGACACTACCTTTATTGTTAAGTCTGATACCTTGGTTGAGTTTGACACTTTAGTGAACATAGATATTCAAGTTGATACACAAAAAGTAAACGAATTTGTTTATATCACCAATTGGAAAACAAGAGACATAATCAAGTCTGTGACCATCCATGACACAGTTAAGTCCTTCATTGTAGATAATGCTCGTGTGAGGTTATTACAGACCGATTCAGCACGTTTAACAACTGAGGTAGGTGAATGGAAAGCAAAAGCAAAACAAAGGCAAATTTGGTTGTTTGCAATCATTGCAATGATATTCGGTGCATTATACATTAAATCTAAAATATGAAACTGAACAAAGAGGGTGCAGACTTAATTAAATCATTTGAAGGATGTAAACTTAAAGCATATCAATGCTCTGCAATGAAGTGGACTATTGGGTACGGCAATACTTTCTTTGAAGATGGCACACCAGTTGTTGCAGGAAATGCAATATCTCAAGAGAAAGCAGAACAACTTTTTGAACTCATTTCAAATGATTTCTCTGCTAAGGTTGTAAAATTAGTGCCATCGCATATAACCCCTAACCAATTCGGTGCATTAGTTTCTTTTGCATATAATTGTGGCATTGCTAATCTTCAGAAGTCAACATTGTTGAAAAAGGTTATTGCTAATCACAATGACCAAAGCATAAAGGCAGAGTTCTTAAAGTGGAACAAAGCAGGTGGCAAGGTTCTTGCAGGTCTTACAAGAAGAAGAGAAGCAGAATCTAATCTATATTTCAAATGACAAAGGTTAACATTTGTGCAGATTATCGTGAAAGGTTCGGATGGGATATGCCGACCTTAAAACTTGCAAGGATTGTCTATCAAGATAATCCTTTGCTTTTTAATTCAATTGAAACGGCAAGAACTTGTTTGAGAAGCATAGAAGGTAAAGCAGGTCAGAGAGTAGCAATCAGAAAAGAGGTTGATGGAAGACCTAAGAATCCTTATAACTTGCCACAATCTGATGAGGCAATTTATGAACCTTATCAACTAAAAGCGAAGCGTTTGCTGGTTCTTTCCGACATCCACATTCCTTACCATAGCATTGATGCGTTAACCTGTGCTTTTGATTATGCAAAGCATGAGAAACCCGATGCAATCCTTTTGAATGGTGACACCTTAGATTTCTTTGGATTGTCAAGGTTTGCCAAAGACCCCAAGGCAAGGTCATTTGCACACGAGTTAAAGACCTTTAAAGAATTTATGGATGTGCTGAAAAGTACATTTGATGCAAAGATTTATTTTAAGATTGGCAATCACGAGGAAAGATACTTTCATTTCCTTTGGATGAAAGCACATGAGATTGTTGGGGTAGAAGAGTTTGAACTTGAAAACATTATTAAGTCAAGAGCAGAAGGTATAGAGATAATTAAGGACAAACGTATAATGAAAGCAGGTGACCTCAATATTATACATGGGCATGAGTTCGGTGGTTCGGTATTCAGTCCCGTAAACATTGCAAGGGGTCTATTCTTAAAGGGTAAGGTAAGTGCTATGCAAGGGCATAACCATCAGAGCAGTTCTCATTCTGAGAGCAACATGAACGGGGAAATAACTACTACCTGGTCACTTGGTTGCCTATGCGAATTACATCCTGCATACCTACCAATTAATAAATGGAATCACGGGTTTGCTATTGTAGATATTGATGGTAAAAACTTTGAAGTAAGGAATAAGAACATATATAAGGGGCAAATCTTTTAGTATGGAAGAGGACCTCATTTTAGGCGAAGGAGAAGAGGTTGAATATGTTGAGGAAGAGATAGGGTACTCCTATCCCGAATTTATACACGCATCGGTTGAGGTCCTTACAATGCTTGAAACTGCTAATCCTATGACCCGTGATGAGGTTGAAAAGATGCAGGAACTAAAGAAACTTTGTTTGGAAATGCTTGAATATTCCGTAAAAACCATGCATGGAATGCTATTTACCAATGACATTTGACTGTGCTTATTGTGTTTATTTTAATGTGATTCTCCCCTGATATTTTTATATCGGGGGTTCTTTTTATGGGTAATCGCTAAAAAATATTTTAAAAAAGATTAAAAAAGTGTTGTTTATTTGAAATAAAGAATTACATTTGCTAAACAATCACACTTAAACCACACGTTATGACACAGACTGCAAAAAGAAACTTCATGTTAGAAATTTCAGAAATCAATGAAAACACCAATGTTTTTGCTATTGCCTACAATATGATGAAGGCATTGAAAAATGGAGAAATAACTAATAGGCAATTTGAACTGTTAAGCGGAGACTTGCAGTTGGAATGCTTGAGGCAGAACCTTCCAACATCAAATGAAATCTGTTCTTTATTCTAAATCAATCACGGGGAGAGGCATCCTACACCTCATTAAATCACCTCAAAACCAAAAAAAATGAAAGCAAAAAGAATCATCACTTGGGCAACAATTATCGCAATGCTTTGGGTAGTAGGGCAGATTCAAGACCAATTCTGTAGGTAATGAATACAAAGAAGATACTGCAACCAATATGGGTAAAATGCAGAATATGCAAATCACTTTACACAATCACAATAAAAACACAAAGCAAATGTCCAAGATGTCACTGCCTAAATGGATGGACCTAAACACCTTTGAACGGCACAAGTTACTCGGTGAACTTATTGATGCTATGATTTATAGCGGAGAAGCAGTACAATACCTTAAAGTAACTGTTGAACAGTTCCGCTTGATGGGATATGTTAGGTCTGTAATCCTACCTGAAATTGAACCTGAAGAAACCTGTCCCGAATGCAATGGAAGAGGTTGCAATAATTGTACATTTCTAAAACATGAAGAACTATGACAAAAGTATGCGGTCGGTGTAAAAAAGAGAAACCTAAAACCGAGTTCCACAAAAGCAACACAAGGGTGGACAAGTTGAGCAATCGTTGCAAGGTCTGTGAGAAGATAGTCAAGAGCAAGAAGAACAATGACCCTTACGCAGACTTATACAGAATATTTTAAACAATAAAACCAAAACAATGACAAAGGAAGAACTCAGAAAAACAAGAAGAGCAAAAGAAGTAACACAGGAAAAGTTAGCAGAACTGTCAGGCATCTCACTGGCAACAATTAACAGGGCAGAAAAAACAGGCAAGGTTAGGCTTTGCACAATGCAAAAATTATTTCAAACATTAGAAGAAATTAATTAACTTTAACACAAAACAAATCACATGAACTACGTTACCGCAAATGTTACAATGCCTAAAGAATGGTTCAACGCAAATGTTGACCTACATGCAACTGCTGGTGCTTTCGTTACTACTAAAGATGGAGAATGGGAAATCAATGTTAGGTATATCAACTTCCCAGGTTGGTATGTATTTAACCTGAAACCCGAATTCAAAAGAGATGTTTATGCATTGGTAGAAGAAAAGTGTATCCAAAAGTATTCTGAGGATAAACTAAAGCAGGAAGAATATGTACTATGAGAGAATAGAAATGACCCTTGAGGTAAGAGGTGAAGTTAGAGCAACTGCATTTCCACAAAGAACCTTTGAAGCAATAGAAAAGCAAAGAAGGCAATGGTACTTTTTTTATGGATTGAAAAGTATTAAAGAGTGGGAAATTTACATATCTCATATCTCACCAATGAAAGAGAACACACCTTTTAAGATAGAAAAACCTTTTCCATATTTACTAAAATCACAACAAAATGACACAACAGAACAAGAATCAAGACCAGCAAACCTCTATTGCGAACCAGTTAATCTTACAGGGGGACTTATCCAAGTTGTCGGCAAACGACAAAGTGAGGTATTATAACGGGTACTGTGAAAGAATGGGACTTGACCCATTTACAAAACCTTTTGACATCCTCAGACTTAACGGCAAGGAAGTCCTCTACTGCACAAGGTCAGGAACTCAGCAACTTAACAAACTGCATAAAGTATCGCACTTGATTACCTCAAGGGACACAAATGCAGAGGCAGGTGTTTACATTGTAACTTCTAAAGCATCCCTTCCTGATGGCAGATGTACGGAAAGTATCGGAGCAGTAAACATAGCAG